CAGGCGCCGCAGTTCGGCCGTGATCCCCTTGATCTGGGGCAGGGCCTCGTCGGCGAAGATCAGGGGACACGTGGTCAGAACGTCGTTGAACCCGGCGAGCACCCGACCAAGCTCCGCGGGGCCCCCTGTCGTCCATAGGCGCGCGAGCCCGTTTGCGAGCAGCCCCTTGCCGACGCCCGGCGCCGCGTCGAAGTAGATCGCGCAGGTCTGCCGGTCCAACCTAGAGACCGTGGCAACCCAATCAAGGAGCTTCCGGCACTGCTCCTCATTCGTCCCGTCGTAGCCAAGCCCGAGCAGTTCGAGCCACGTCTGGACCTCGGGGTGCTCCCGCGCGCGGATCCGTCGCAGGGGGCGAACGGCCTCGAACAAGGTCTGCGATCGGGCGTCGTAGAAGCTACGCTGGAGGGCGATTGACGCCTGCACGTCGCGGGCGACCGTGGCGTGGTCGCGCAGGATCTCGGAGATCTTCGCCGGGCGAGGGTTGCCCTCTGCCGTGAGCCTCTCGAGCATGATCGGCGCGCGGGCAAGGTCTCTGGGCAGGGAGACCTCGAGGTCGTCCCTCGAGATCGGCGCACGATAGGCGCCCCCGACGAAGATCCAAAAAGCCTTGCCTCTCTGAATGATCCAACGGCGCTCGAACTGGTCATAGTCCGCGCAGTTCTGCTCCGCCATCCACCGGGCGATCTGCTCCTCAGTGTAGGCCGCGGACGGATCCGGCGAGCCCTCATCCGCTTCGGCCGCGGTGTCCTCGTCGCCCACGGTGCTGTTCGCACTGTCGCGCGCGAGTCGTCGGCGCAGCTCCGCGTTCCACTCGTCACGGCGGCGATCGTTCTCCGCGCGGCGACCGCGGGCGCGGTCGAGCTTGTAGGCCGCGAGCCGGAGCCAATCGGAATCACCGGGCGGAGGCGCCCCCGGCATGGCAAGCACGGACGCCCGGAGCAACTCGAGCAGGGCCTCGTCGGGCGTCTCCGGCGGGCAGGCGCAAGCGACGAGCGACACGGCGCGGTTGAGCGTGTCGTCGCGGGCGCCCTCCTCGGCGAGGGGCTCCCCCCGCAGGATGCGCCGGGCGAGGTCCCTGGACTCCGGCTTGGAGACGGCACGCAGGCGATCCCGTAGCGCCTCCATGTCTACGGGTGCCGCGGGGTCCCGCTCGGGCATGGGCGCGGGCACGGGCGCGGGCACGGGCGCGGGCACGGGCGCCGACCCTAGCAGATGGTCGACGGCCAGCGTCCCACCCTCGCCGGACTCCGCGATCGTCTCTCCGTCGACGGGCGAGGAAGGGAGGTAGTAGAGCCGTGCGCAGTCCTTCGTCTTCGGGTCCGCCGGGAGGTGGAAACGCTCAATCACGGCCTGCCGAAGGGCCGGATACTCCGCCGCGGAGACCGGTCGCGAGAGAGGCAGCACGAGCCGCAAGCAATTGTCGCCCGCGTCGGGGTTGTGCGAGTGCGTCGAGTGGATCACGTGGGCGAGGCCGGAGCTTTCGATCTCGCGTGCCACCTCGAGGACCTGTTCCGTGCCGAGGTGGTCGAGGTCGAACACCGCGACCGTAATCGCCACGACGTCCGCGTTCGAGCGTCGCCCGCCGGGCCGGATCTCCGCTGGAGACCACGCCGGACCCGACTTGTGGGGGCAGTCCTTCCCGCCGCACGGATCCAGGCCTTCAACGGGGCTCCTCGCGCAGGGCGTGAGGTTCTGCCGGGTGAGCAGCTCGACAAGGCCGGGCCAGTCAAGATCGACCGCCTGCGGCGCGTTGTCGCGCTCGCTACGATAGAGAGCGATGCGCAAAGGGAAGTCCTCAGACAGGGGAGCAAGGCCCCTCTTGTCTACTCCCCGGCGTTGTAAACTGTCAAGCAACTACGCCTAGAAAACACTGCGCAGAAGCCGACGCCCGCGAGATCAGGGCAAGAAAAAACCGCGACCCCCGAGAGGGTCGCGGCAGGCGGACAGCGGAGACGGCGAGGGCTACTCTAGCGCTTCGGGCGCCCGAGGTCCAGGCGCTCCCCGGGCAGCAGATGCGAGAGTGGATCGTGCTTGGCGATGTACTCGCGCAGGGCCCGGCGGCACAGCTCGGAGAGCGTCAAGGCGAGGTGCTCCGCCGAGCGCTCGGCGCGAGCCTTCTCCTTCTTGGGCAAGCGAAAGTCGATCTCGTCGCTCTCGCCCGGCGCACAGATCGGGCGTGTGACCCCGAGCGTGCCCCTGCGGTCCTGCTTGTAGTGCCGGACGCAGAACCCGCGGGCCGCGCCCGGGCCATTCGCTTCCTTGTCGCATCCCTCGGCCTTGCACGTGATCTTGTCGCTCATGGGCTCCCTCACTGCTCGCGGAAGGTAGACTCTTCTAGGGCCGAATGTCAACCCTCACCCCCGCAGGTCGGGCAGCGCTCCCCGTCGTCCTCGCCGGTGCCCCCGCAGGTCGGGCAGCCCGGCGCAGCCCGGGTGACGAAGTCCGATAGCAGGCGGCCCAACTCGTCTGAAACCTTCGTGTGGTCGATCCTCCTGTTTGTGGTGAGCATGGCGTCCCACGTGTGCCCGGCCGGGCCTTGTACCTGCACCTTGATCCTGTAGGCCCACCGCAACCTCGTCGCAGGGCAGCCCGCGAAGTGACCCCCACCCGCCTTGACGCACACAGCACAACGCTCTTCGCTTTTCGTGGTCATGGGGTCTCCCTGCTCGAGGGCCTCGACGCGGTCGCTATCGTAGGTCTGCTGCTCGATACTCCTGGCGCATCGTGAAACGTCCGCGCAACCGCCGCAGCGGGCGACCGACGGCTCAAGGCCGCAGGTCGTGCGGAAAGCGTTCTGATCGTTCATGGTCTCTCCAAAGGCCCGGGCGAGCTGCCCGGGCCGGTTCTAGGTGGTCGGCTACTTCACCGGGATCGAGAACCACACCCGCGCCTCGACGGCCGCCCCTCCTCCGCGGACCGAGCGTCCCAGCGTGACCTCGTAGAGCTTCCGCTTGCCGGAGGAGTCACAGCAATCCGCGTCGAAGCGGCATGAGATCATGTCGAGCTTGGCGCGGCGGGCGAGCGACCGGGCTACGGTGTACGACGGGCGGGTCTCCGTCCCGGAGGTGAACGCGATCGCGTCGTGCAGGTTGAGGGCCTCCAGTTTGCTACCCCAGGAGTTGAAGCGGATTGTTTTGCGGGCCATGCTGTCACCTCGTTTGCGGGGCGCTTCGTTGCGCCGGTGCGATGAAGCTAGACGAGCGCCCGGCGCCTGTCAAGCACTCTTCCGCTTCTCGGGCCGGTACTTCGCCTTGGCGATCTTCGCCGCGTCCTCATTCGTGTTCGTAGCCACGTCGAGAGCCAGCCGGACGATCGTCCGCTCGAAAGGCTCCCCGGGGCGCTTGCAGGCGCGCAGGATTGCCTCTTCCTCGTCTCCGAGCAGGAGCCTGTAGGTATGGATCATGGTCGACCCCTAGGCCCGCAGTCGGGGGTAGAAGCCCGCCGCGATCTCTTTCATCCGCACGCCCTCGACGGTGAGCAGCTCACCAGCGAACGGGCCCTCGATCCACACGGCGGCGGCCTGCCGCTCGTCCCGATCGACGGACACAGGCACGACGATCGACAGGACGCTTTCGGACGCTTGGACGTCGATGGGTCCAAACTCCTGGGAGGTCTGCAGCAGCAGCCCGAGAACTGCACGGGTCTGCCCCATGGTGAGCGCTTTCAGGTCGATCACAGTTTCCCCTCTCTACAGGTTCGGCACCCGTCATAGACGACGGGCGCGGGTTGAACGGCTACGACCGCAGGCGCCCCGCAGGCGCCGCACGTGGACGGGAGCGCGGCGCCGACTAGACCACGCTCGCACGGCCTACACCGGAGCGCGTCCGATGCCCAACCGCAGGAGCAGCGGGCGCGCGGGTCTACGGGGCGGCAGGGCACTTCCCCGCCTTGGGGCTCTCGAAAAGGGGCTTCTTGGCGGTGTCGGTCATGTCGGGCTCCTTGTTCTGCGAGGATGCGAGCAGATTAGACGCTCGCCAGGCGGCTGTCAACCGCTTTGCTCTGTAAGCTCCGTTAGGCGCTTGGCCTGCCACGTGAAGGCTTCCTGCACATTGTCCGTCGTGAGAGGGGAGAAACGATCAAGCATCTCCTTGTGCGCTTGGGCCGCGGCCTCACGGTAGTGGACCCTCTCGGACACTCGATCAGGCGTGTCCGGGCCGCCGTTAGACAGCCTCTCAAAGTGCCGTTTGGAGTAGTGCCGTCGGGCCACGAGGACCTCCTTTAGGTGTGCGTGTTCTGCGAGGATGCGAGCAGATTAGACGCTCGCCCGGCGGCTGTCAACTACTTCGGGATCTTGAAACGCTCCCCGAGCTGTGCGCCGAGGTCCGGGCGCCCGAGCGTCTCGAGCGCGGCGATCCACCCGGCGACGAGGAGCGTCCGCGCGGCCCGCATGTCGACGTCGTAGCCCTTGGCGGCGAGCGCGGCGCGCAGCTCGTGCGCCCTACGCTCGATCGACGGGCACCCGCCCCGGCACCCCGCGGCGCACGTGGCGGCGTGGTCGACCTGCTCGTCTTCCAGGAAGGCGTCGACGTGCTCGCAGATCTGTGCCGTGCGCTCCGGGTGGCGCTCGGACTCGACGCGGGCGGAGATCCTGTGCCTCCGGCTGTAGAAGGCGACCGCGTCCGCCGGGGTCATGTTCTCGCCCCTGGACGCGCAGCAGTCGCACAGCACGAGCCCCGCGCCCTGCAGGGCGTTGACCCGGCTATCGGAGCAGTAGTCCGCCCCGAGCCGCTTGCCGCAGGCCTCGCATGCGTTCATCGTGGCGTAACGGCCGCCGCTCCGTGCGCGCTGCCGCGCGACCATCTTCTCGGTTTGCACTCCGCTCCCGCCCTTCGGCGGCATCTTCGTTGCGGGCATGGTCTGCTCCAAGACCCGGTGCGACCGGGCCGGTTGGGGTTGGGCTACATGGACAGAAACAGGCCGGTCTCGCTCTCGATCACGGTGCGCAGGCTCGAGGCGTAGACGTCGGCGACCTCCTTGATCAGAGTCGCGCGCCCAAGGCGCCCGATGCGCCAGAACGCTACGGTGTAGGTGTCGCGCTCGCGGTCGAGCTTGACGTCGAGGTGATTGACCCCGCGCCGGGCCTTGGCCGTGAAACGGATCCCGACGCCGCAGTCGTGGATCACGGCATGGCGGACGCCGATCATGGGGGCGAGACTCCGAACGCCCCCGAGCTGCTGCAGGATGGTCTCTCCGATGCTCGGCACGGTGTTCCTCCTTGAAGGCGGGGGCTCGACGGCCCCCCGCCGTGGGCACGGCCTAGGCCTCGACGTGGACGTGGACGGGGGCGGAGCGCGAACGATCGAGCAGGCCGCGGGCGCGCTGCTCGGCGGCGGCTGCCGCACGCTCCGCTTCGATCGCGTGGGGCAGGAGCGCCTCCAAGCGGGTCCGGGTCTCGAGGGCCTCCGCCGCCTGCTTGCGGTAGCTCTCCGCAATCCGAGTGCAGGCCGCGGCGTCGAGGAACACGCTCTCGGGGGAGTCGCTGCCGCTCCAGGGGTTCGAGAAGGCGTGCGCGCCTCCCTCGAGCGCGGACTGCTCGTAGGCCTCCGCCAGAGTCGTGCAGACCCCCGGAGTGTGCTCGAGATCGGAGATCTGCGAGCGCAGGGACGCGAGGGCGTCACGGGCGGCACGGCGGGCCTTACGGGCGTTTTCACGGGCGGCGACGATCGTTGCGTTCATGTTCTCTCCGGTGTCCTGCGGGGTTGCGAGCAATCTAGACGCTCGTATGACGCTTGTCAACTACTCGTCCGGTCCCCTTTGGTCGATCAGAAGGACTCGGGAGCAGACCACTTGCCGAGGGCGTCGCAGATCTGGACGCGGAACAAGGGCTTTGACCCGACGGAGCAGAACGAACGGACCCGGTAGGTCCCGGGGGCGAGGACGTCCCGGGCGGCGGTCGCGGCGAGGGCGAAGCTCGCGAAGCGGTTGGCCTTGTCGTCGTAGAAGGGGGGCTCCTGGACGCGCGGGATTTGGCACAGAGGCGACAGCCCGTGGGCCTGCCTACGGGTGCAAGCCGCGGCGTTGTAGCAGGTCGTCTTAGAGGAGCAGTCGGTCTCGGGCATGTCGGGCTCCGTGTTCTGCGAGGATGCGAGCAGATTAGACGCTCGCCCGGCGGCTGTCAACTACCCCCGCGAGCCCTTGCGAGGGGGCCTCGCACGCCTGCGCCTACGCTCCTCGGAGACGAGCCGAGCGACGGCGTCCGCCATGAAATAGAACGGGTCGATCGCCTTCATAGGGGTCCCGCGGACAAGCTGCGCGATCTCGACGGCAAGGGCGAGGTGCTCGTCGGGCAGCTCGGGCAGCTCGTCGGCGGAGAGCTGCAGGATGCGCGCTAGGTCAAGCCGGTGCTCGAGAGCCTGCACTAGGGCCTCCAGGCGCCTCGCGTGTCCTTCGTAGGCCTTCCACAGCTCATCACCGGAGACGATCCTGCGTGCCGCCTCGATCCGCAGGGCCGCCGCATCGGTCCGCAGGATCTTCGCCATCTGAGCGTTGGTCAGTGCGATCTGGACGTTGACCACGGCCACGGCGGGGGTAGGGTCGGGGGTGGGGAGGGTGTAGACGTCTTCTGTGCCGTTGCGGTCAACTACGATCTCCCCCGCCTCGATCAGCCCCCTGATCGACTGGCGCGGAAACCGGCGGACGATCCGTCCGTTGGGCTTGCGCACGTAGCAGGAGAGGGGGCCTGCTCGGAGAGCTTCGATAATCTCGGTCTGCTTCGGGGTCATGTCGGGCTCCGTGTTCTGCGAGGATGCGAGCAGATTAGACGCTCGCCCGGCGCTTGTCAACTAGCTACGGCAGGGAGAAGACGATCGGGGGGGCCCCGGGGCGTCCGGGCTTGCGTCTGCCGGGGCGCTTGACCACGCTCCCGTCCCTCAGAAGATGGTTCAAGGCCGCGTCGAGCGTGATCCGAGAGACCCCGAGCAGTGCGCACAGGTCCGCGGCGGTCTGCTCTCCGTGGTTGGCGATCACGTCGAGAATATCGCAGGCCCGGGCCTCGATGGCTGGGGAGACCGCGGGCGCCGGTGTGGGGGCCGGTATGACCTCACCCGACACGAGCTTCGCGATCATCGGCCGCAGCAGGTTCTCCGCGACCGCCGCCCGGGACGTCTTGCGCGAGAGGGCGATCAGATCGAGGGTCGCCACGAGGTCCACCGGGAGGGGTACGGCCTTCGTTTTCATGGGGTTGTTCTCCATAGAGAGGGTTTGTTGTTCAAAGGTTGCTACTACGAACAACGGCAAGTGTCAACGGGTGTGCAGGGTTGACCCTGCACTGTGCAGGGTTGACACTCGTAACCCTGCACAGGGTTAGCCCCATGAAATCATTAGGAGATCATGGTACCCTGTGCAGGGTTCACTACTTTTTCCGGAACATGAGAGAAGAGATCTAATTAGAACTATGATCTATCCAGGGGTAGATAATACATAGTTCTAATAATACAAGACAGGGTTATGTTCCGGAAAAAGTGGTCAACCCTGCACACCGATCCGTGATTCTCCAGTGATATCATGAGGCTAACCCTGTGCAGGGTTACGAGTGGCAACCCTGCACGGACCCTGCACACCCCCGGGAAACCCTGCACAGCGCGGCCAAGTGCTTGAAATGCCTAGGGCGTGGTTTTCACCTCTAGGACCTCTTGAGACTATCGGTTTTTGGACCGTGTAGGATATACCGGTCGGTATGCCAGAGGCCCTCCCGAACGGGTTGACAGCCGACCGCCTGCCGGTCTAGGGTCGGGGCGTGAGTCGAGGACCCGACAAAGCACAGCGACGCAAGGGCTTAGGCAAGCTCGTGCGTGAGCGTTTCGGCGAGAACGGCGAAGAGCTTGTCGCCTTCCTCGCCGACGTCGTCGAGGGCCGTGCCACGGGGGACGCCCTGGGGCGCTCCGGGGGCGAGACAGTGCCGGTCGAGATCGGTCCCTCGATCCGCGAGAAGACCGACGCCGTCGAACTGCTGCTTGCCTACGGGTGGGGTAAACCCTCGCAGGCGCTCGAGGTCTCCGGTCCGGCCGGAGGGCCTATCCCCGTGGCTCCCGTGCAGCTCCGCCTGGACCACTTGAGCGACGAAGAGCTGACCGCCCTGGAGTCCCTGATCCAACGCGCGTTGCCGCCCGCTACCGCGGAAGTGGTCGACGCGGACTTCTTCTCCGTCGAGCCCGACCTCGTCGCGGTCGAGTAGACCTAACCCCGAGACCGAACCCATGCCCGACGCCAAGCCGATGATCACGGCCGCCGACCTGCTTGCCGCCCTCGACAAACTGGAAGCTCTAGAGTTGCCGTCGAACCTAGAGCTTGTGGGGGTGCCCGAGTTGAACGGCGACACCGTGCGGATCCCGGCGATGCTCACGATCGATCTGTCCGCCGCGCTGCAGCTCGGGGACCTGCTCGCGGTGCACACGCCCAAGGGGCTCGAGGCCGCGGTGCTGCACGCGATAGAGGGGGTGCAGGTCGACGAGACGCCCGAGGAGGCCGCCGCGCTCGACGCGATCGGCGAGGTCGTCTCCAGGGCTCGAAAGGGAGGACCGGCCTTCCTCGAGGACCGCGACTGCACTCTCTCGAGCCCGCCCACCGCACGCAAGTGCTCGCCCGCGTGCCCCCTCAACCCCGCACCCGCGTCGTGTGAGGCCTGCCCCCTGTCTCACGAGCCGGACGTCGAGGCGCCTTGACCCTCGCAATCCTAGATCCCGCGGACGTGCACCGCGCCCGGCTCGAGAAGGTCGAGGCCGAGCTGTGCCGCCGTTCGTTCGCCCGTTTCGCGCGCCGCGGGTGGCAGGAGGTCGACCCGGAGCCGCTCGTCTGGAACTGGCACTTGGACGCGATCTGCGACCACTTGCAGGCCGTGTCCGAGGGCAGGATCCGGAGGCTGCTGATCAACGTCCCGCCCGGACACGCCAAGTCCATGTTCGTGTCCGTGCTCTTCCCGGCGTGGCAGTGGGCACGCAATCCAGGGTGGCGGGCGTTGTTTGCCAGCTACGCGCAAGAGCTGTCGAACAGGGACGCCGTGAAGTGCAGGGCCGTGATCGAGTCGGCTTGGTATCAGAGGCACTTCACCGAGATCCCCCAGCGCTTCCTAGGGCTGCACCTATCCCGCGTGCGGCCGGACCTGCTTGAACTGCTACGGCGGGAGGTCAAGGGGGAGGCTCGCGGGCGGTTGCTGGCCGACCTGCGGCAGGTCTTCCCGGACTTGTTCCGCTGGAAGCTGGCGAGCGACCAGAACGTCAAGAGCTACTTCGCGAACACTTTCCGCGGGGAGCACCTCTCGCTCTCCGTGACGGGCAAAACCACGGGGTTCCGCGGGGACGCGCAGGTGATCGACGACCCCATGAACGCAGAGGACGTGCACAGTCCGGGGGAGCGCGAGCGCGCGCGCCGTTGGTTCTTTGAATCCATGTCCTCTCGCCTCAACGACATGGCGACGGGCGTCAAGATCATGATCGCCCAGCGCTTGCACGAGGACGACGTCCCGGGGCACGTGCTGCGCAAGGCGGCCGAGGGCGGGGAGCGCTGGGAGCACCTCTGCTTGCCGTCCGAATACGACCCGGAGAACCGCTGCAAGTGCCCGAGCTGCTCGGACGGGCACACGTCGATCGGGTGGAAGGACCCGCGGAAGAGGCCCGGGGATCTGCTGTTCGAGGCCAAGTTCTCGCGGAAGGTCCTCGCCGCGGCGAAGATCGATCAGGGCTCGACGGCCTACGCCGCGCAGCATGAGCAGAGGCCCGTCCCGGCGTCCGGGGGGATGATCCAAGCGGCTTGGTTGCGGCGCGTGTGGCGCTCGCACGGCGAGCCGGAGACGGTGTCCGGGCCGCACGAGGTCCTCGACATTCGGACGATCAACCCGCGCCTGCAGAAGTGGGACACGTGCGCGATCGTGACCGATGCAGCGTTCAAGAAAACGAGCGATTCGGACTTCGTCGCGATCGGTGTCTTCGGGCGCAAAGCGCCGGACCTATACCTGCTCGATCTCGTGTGGCGCCGAATGGGCTTCCTCGAGACCCTGCAGACAATCGAGGACCTGCGCAAGCGCTGGCCCCGCGTGCGGCAGACCTGCATCGAAGACAAGGCCAACGGACCCGCGATCATCGAGATCCTCAAGAAGCAGGTTCCGGGCGTGATCGCGATCGAACCGCTCGGGGGCAAAGAGGCGCGCGTGGCCGCGGCCACGCCTTTCCTCGAGGCAGGCAACCTGTGGCTCCCGATGCATCACCACCAGCGCCGGGAGCTTGTGGCGCAGGCCGCCGCGTTCCCTCGGGGTGCGCACGACGACGGGATCGACATGCTCGCCCACGCGATCCTGCGTTACGGGTGGACGTCTAAGGTCGTGAATCTGGCAAACCTCGTGCGTTGGTCGTAGACGTCCCTCACCGAACGCTGTACGGTGCCGGACATGCGCACTTGCCTGGACACCGACCAAGCCGTCCTGCTGCAGGGGGAAGCCCTCTCCGTCCTGTCGACCCTGCCCTCTGAATCGGTCGACGCCGTGATCACGGATCCGCCCTACTCGAGCGGCGGGGCCTTCCGCGGGGACCGGATGGCGGCCCCCTCGGTCAAGTACCAGAACACGGACACCGTGAAGAGCTACGGGCAGGAATTCTCCGGCGACAACCGAGACCAGCGCAGCTTCCTGTTCTGGTGCTCTCTCTGGCTCTCCGAGTGCCTCCGCGTGGCGAAGCCGGGGGCCGTGATCGGCGTGTTCTCGGACTGGCGGCAGCTCCCGACCGTGTGCGACGCGGTCCAGGCTGGCGGGTGGGTTTGGCGCGGGATCGCGGCGTGGGACAAGACGGAGGGCGTCCGCCCGTACCTGGGGCGCTTCCGGGCGCAGTGTGAATTCCTCGCGTGGGGAACCAAGGGCGCCCGGCCCGCGATGCCGGAGATCGGGGCCCTGCCCGGTGTCTTCCGGGCGTGCTCCAAGTCCTCCGCGAAGTTTCACCTCTGCGGCAAGCCGGTGCCCGTCATGCGTGAGATCGTGCGCGTGGCTCCACGCGGGGGTGTGGTCCTAGACCCGTTCGCGGGGTCGGCTAGCACGGGGGTCGCTGCACTGCTCGAGGGCCGCTCGTTCATCGGGATCGAGCTGCTTGAGGGGAACTGCGCCGTGTCCGAGCGTCGGCTGCGGGAGGCCGAAGCACAGGCGCAGGCGTAGACGCTCGCCTGCTCGTGCGTGTAGGATTTCCGACCATGTCGACAAGTGACCAGACGATCCGAAACGCCCTTGGCGACGGCGGGCACCGGCACCTCTCGCTAGACGGGTGGGCAAACCTGCTCACCGGGCTCGGCACCGCGCGGGACAAGCGCATGGCGGGCGCCGTGCGCGCGGTTGAGCACCTGCCGTTCGAGGTGTTGGTCGACCTGTTCCGCGGGTGCGACCTCGCCGCGCGGATCATCGAAGCCCCCCCGAACGAAATGACCCGCGAGTGGGTTGACGTCCTGATCGACCGCGACCGCGGCGAGGAGATCGAGCAGTGGCTCGAGAAGCTGCACGCGCCCGCGCGCCTGCAGACCGCGCTCGAGTGGTCGCGCGCCTATGGGGGCGCCGGGGTCCTGCTCGGGAACGCGGAGCTTGAAAGGCCGGGCAGGGCGAGCCAACCCATGCGCCCTGGTGAGCCCGTCGAATTCCTCACCGTGTTTGCCTCGCGCGAGCTGCAGGCCCGGGCCTACTACGACAACCCCTTCCGCGAGGGGTTCGGCGAGCCCGCTCTCTACGCCCTCGTGCCTATGGCGGCGATCGGCCCGCGTTCGCTGCTTGGACCGCTCCCCGAGGTGCACGCGAGCAGGATCCTCCGCTTCGACGGTGTCGTGGCTCACCGGCGGCAGCTCCTCGAGAACTACGGCTGGGGCGACAGCATTCTACAGCGGTGTTGGGAGGTCGTTCGCGACTATCAGATCTCTTGGGGCGCGGCGGCCAATCTGCTGCAGGACTTCGCACAGGCCGTGCTGAAAACGCCGGGTTTGCGCGACGCGATCGCGAACAACGAAGAGGAGCTGGTCAAGGCGCGAGCTGAGATCTTCGACCTCAACCGCTCGGTCTCGCGGATCGCGCTGATCGACGGCGACGAGGAGTTTCTGCGGCACGTCACCCCGCTTTCCGGTGTGCCCGAAGTCCTGCAGCAGTTCGCCCTGCGCGTTGCGAGTGCGGCCCGGATGCCCGTCACTAAGCTGCTCGGGCAGGCGCCCGCGGGGCTCAACGCAACGGGCGACGCGGATATCCGCGGGTGGTACGACGAGGTCGCCGCGGAGCAGCGGCGCCGACTCGTGCCCGCCATTCGGCGAATCATCGATCAGGGCTGCGGCTCGTCGGCAGGCCCAGCGAAGGCGCCCTCCAACTACACGATCGAGCCGCGCCCTCTGTGGCAAATGACCGACGGGGAGAAGGCCGAGGTTCGGTCCAAGCAGGCGACCACGGACGTTGCCATGATCGACCGCGGCGTGCTCTCGCCCGACGAGGTCCGGCGGTCCCGCTACGGGGGCGACGCTTGGACGCTCGAGACGACGCTCGACACCGGAACGCGCGGAGCCTTCGGCTCGACGGACCCGACGGAGGGGGACTCGCTGTGCGTCGAGTGCGGCGCGCAGGCCCTAGCGGGATCTCCGTGCCCGGAGTGCGGCGCCCCCGTGACCCCCGTGTCGAGGCTCGAGGAGCCCTCGGCGGGGCCCGCCATGCAGTCGCAGGAGGAGACCTCGCCTGGGGCGGACCTGCAGGCGCTTGCCCTCAACGGCGCGCAGATCGCGGGCTTGCTGTCGATCCTTGAGTCCGTCAAGAGTGCGACCATTCCGCCGGAGGCCGCAGTGCTCGCGCTGCAGATCTCATTCCCAGCGCAGGTCGACGAGGCCAAGGCCCGGGCCCTCGTGTCGAAAATCGAGATCAAGGAGCCGCAGCCCGTGCCGCCCGCGCTCGTCGCTGGGGCACAGCCCGGACAACCGCCCCCGCCATCCACGAAGCCCCCGAAGCCCGACGACAAGAGCACGCCCGAGGAGTAGACCTTGCGCCGCGAGGACCTTGTAGCCGCGCTGCAGGAGCGCCGGAGGCAGACGGGGGCGCGGAAGTTGCCGCGCCCCCGGCGCATGCTGCAGCCCGACGGGCAGCGACTCGCCTACTTCAAGGCGCTTCGGGAAGGTCCTCTTGCGGACATGCGGCGGCTGCTCGAGGAGCGGCTGATCCCGGTGCTCCCGAAGATCGCCTCCCGGCACGATGCCGCACGGACGGACGCGGTCGACGACGTCGGCGACGTGCTCGACGAGATCACGGGCGAACTGTTCGCCAAGTGGACGAACGCGCGCCTCGCGCAGCTCGTGCGCCCCCTCGCCTACGACCTCGCGAAGTTCCACCGGAGTCAGATGATCGCCGTGTTCCGGGACTACATCGGGATCGACGTGATCGGGCTGGAGCCCTGGCTTGAGAAGGAGGTCGGCAAGTTCGTTGCTGAAAACGTGGCCCTAATCAAGTCGATCCCGTCAACCGAATTCGCCAAGATCGAAACGATGGTCGCCCGAGACGTAGCCGACGGCGTGCGCTGGGAGGAGACCGCCAAGGACGTTCGCTCCCGCTTCTCCGTGAGCGAGTCGCGGGCGAACCTGATCGCACGGGACCAAGCGGGCAAGTTCTTCGGCGACCTGAACAAGATCCGGCAGGAGCAGCTCGGGGTCGGCCGGTACACGTGGCGGACGATGCACGACAACCGGGTCCGGGACGAGCACGAAGAGCGGGACGGGAAGGTCTACTCCTGGGACAAGCCGCCGCCGGACGGTCACCCGGGCGAGGCGATCCAGTGCCGTTGCTTCGCCGAGCCGGATCTGTCGGACGTCCTCGGCGAGGCCCTCGAAGGTGACCCGGCCGAAGGGTCTGCGGCAGCAGAGGCCAGGGTCAAGCCAGCGTCCGCGCGCTTCGTCGAGCCGAGGGAGCCGAGGGCCCCGAAGGCCCCGCCCATGACTCCGCAGGAGCGCCGGGTCGATACCATCCGCCGCAAGAGCGAGGCCCTCGCTGCGGAGCGTGTATCTAGCCGCCTGGACCGGGTGGTCAACCTGCAGGCGGAGCTGACCTCCGCTCAAGCGCAGTTCGAGCAGTCCAGGGCGGACTTCGCAAAGCTCGACGCAGAGGTCGAGGCCCTCAAGAAGAAGCAAGCCGAGCTTGTCGCGAAGGCGACGCAGGCAGAGAAGGCCCACGGCTTCCGATCGACACAGGCGATCGAGGCTGAACGGGCGATCGAGGACTTCGAGAAGGCCAGCGATTTCATGGGCGCCTTGACCAAGCGAAGGGAGGCCCGGGAGGCTTTAGAGAATTTGCAGTACAGGGTGGAGCATGGGCTCCCGTCGTCGATCCGCTTCGCCAAGCTCACCGATCCCCAGATGGAAGAGGACCGGAAGTCCTGGGATGCTGTTCAAGCGGAGGGGAAGGGGCCCGTGCGCGGGGACGCGGCGGCTCATGTCGAGCGCGAATTCCCCGCCGTGGCGAAGGCCCTCGGCGGGCGTCTGCGCGTCGACGACTGGACAGAGACGACGAGGCGACAGCTCGCCGAAGTGGCCCAGCTCCCGCCGGAAATGCTGGCCGCCTTGAAGCCCCACCTGGGAGAGATCCGGATCTGCAAGGAGACGATCCGGGACACGGGGCGCTTCCTCAAGCTGTCGGACGCGAACCTCACCCCGGACGCTCGAGACAGTCGCACGTCGTATGATCAGATCGGCGGCGTGTGTTCGATGAGCCAACCCACGGGGAAGATCGAAGCGATCGTGGCCGGGTGGTGCACTGACGTAATGGCGCACGAGCTGTCGCACGCCCTCGACGGTGTCGCCCGAGACGACGCGGGTCGGGAGGCCTCCGCTACGCCCAAGTTTCGGCGGCTGTGGCAGCGGTTCTTGGACAATAAAGACACCCTGCCGAACCACACCCCGATCAACAGGTCGAGGCTCTACTACACGGAAGGACCGAACGCCGCGTGCGAAACGTTTGCGGAGGCCCACGCGGCGTTCTTGACACCGCGAGTGAACATGTCGCCGGAGGGGTTGGAGCAGCTCCGGAGGGCCTTCCCGGAGCAGGCGGCCCGCGGGGACGGCTACCTTTTGACGGCTGCTCGCTTCGGCACTAAGATCGCGGACTACGTCGAGGACCGCGTGAAGAAGAACAGGTGGCTGACCCCGTGAGAGCGTACCGGACCAACAGCGGAGAGGTGCTCTACCCCCGGTCCATCCCCGGGCGCGATGGCGAGGTTCTTGAGGCTTTCAGCTTGGGCGACCCGAGGACGGATCCGCAGGCCGCCGCTTGGCTTCTCGACGCGCACCACGCGCCACCGCACCTCGAGAGGCTCGCCGAGGACATGCGCACCCGGCGAGCCTCGCAGAAGGCCTAGTCCCTGGCTTCCGGAGGCAGGCCCATCCCGCCGCAGAACTGCGCGTGGCTGCAGCCGCCGCAAAACTGCCCGCGGACGATCCGGCAGTAGATCCATTGCGAGGCCGCGCGCAGCTCCTCTTCCCTCTGCACCTCCGCGAGCGTGAGCCCCTCGCCGCGGGTGCGCTTCTCCTCGAGGGCTTGCCGCTCGGCGGAGATCGCGCTGTGAGCGGTGCGGAGCGTTCGGGTTTCGATCGAGGTCATGTTGTTGTCTCCGTGTCCTGCGGGGTTGCGAGCAATCTAGACGCTAGCCCTGCGACTGTCAACAACCTTCCGATCTTCCCCTTACCTTGCAGGATTGCAAGCGCTTGGCCCTTTGGTAGGATAGCCGTCAATGGCGACTACTTCACAGCGCAGGCCTTTCCGAATTGACCGGGCACCCGGGCCGAAGGGCGCGACGCGCACTGACAACGGTTGGCTGCGCGCCCCGGCTCGGCTCACTCGCGTGGGCGTCTTCCCCTACCAACGGGCCGACGGCACGGTGCGTCTAGAACTACGCCCGCCGGAGGAGGTCTTTGACTCCGAGTCGCTCGAGAGCTTCGCCCTCGTGCCGATCACGGACGACCACCCGCCGGAGAGCGCGGGCCTCACGGCGGACAACGCTTCGCAGTACGCCCGCGGCGCCGTCGGAGAGAACGTCCGGCAGGCCGGGGACTTCGTCGAGGCTGCCTTGCTGATCACGGACTCCGCCCTCGTCGCCAAGGTCGAGGCGGGCAAGTCGGAGTTGTCCTGCGGCTACTTCTGCGACCTCGACGAGACCCCGGGAGTGCACCCGAAGTTCGGGCGCTACGACGCGATCCAGAGAGGGATCCGGGGCAACCACGTGGCTGTCGTCGAGGTCGGCCGCGCAGGGCCGGAAGTGCGAATCAAGATGGACGCGGCCGACGCGGCTATGGCGGCGTTCTCTACCCTAGAGCCGCAGGAGCCAATCAACATGGCGAAGCACGTGATCGAGGGGATCGAATTCGAGGTCTCCGAGCAGGTCGCGCAGGCGCTCGTTCGCAAGGACGCGGCCGACGCGGCGAAGCTGGCCGACATGCAGAAGAAGGCGAGCGAGGCGCAGGCCAAGGCCGACGCCTCCAAGGTCGAGATCGAGAAGCTGCAGGCCAAGGCCGACGCCGCCGAGAAGGCGCGCGCGGACGCGGCCGATCCGGCGAAGTTCAACGCGGCCGTGTCCGAGCGTGTCGAGCTGCTCGCCAAGGCTCGCGAGATCATCGGCGACAGCTTCAAGGCCGACGGCCTCGACGCGCAGGCGATCCGGTGCGCCGTGATCGCCAAGCTCGCCCCCGAGGTCAAGCTGGATGGCAAGAGCGTGGACTACGTCGCGGCCTTCTACGACGCCGTGACCAAGAACGCGATCGCCGTCGAGCCTTCGACCTCGCGGGTCGACTCCGGCGTCGCGGGCGCCCCCGTCAACCTCGCCGAACAGCGCAAGCGTTTCGACGAGGCGGTCCGCAAGGCGCACGAGGTCAAGCAGTAGGGCTCTCGAGGCCAACAACGAAACGGCCGGACGACGGCCAGAGAGGAACTGAAACATGACGCAGCTCACCTATGCGCGCGAGCACGCGATCGGCTACGAGGGCGATCCGGCTCGCTCTGACCCTCTGCGCGTTCGCCCCATGCGCAACAACTCCGGTGCCGACCTGCCCTTCGGGCGGGCCCTTGCCGTCGGGTTCGCTGAGGGTGCTTCGGATCAGGCGGTCAAGCTCCCGAACGCCTCGACGGACAAGATCCTCGGCGTGAATCTCGCCGACCGCGCCCGCGCGCCGCAGCTCGACGGGACCGAGGTCAACGGCGTGCGCGACGACGGCATGGTCAACATGCTTGTCGGGGGCTCCGTCTACGTCTCGCCCGAGACCGCGGTCACGGTCTACGACAGCGTCTTCGCTCGCTTCGGGGCGGGGGCGACCACGGACGGCGAGGACCTCGCGGGCCGCTTCCGCAAGGACGCGGACGTCGTGACCGCGTGGACCAAGAACACCGCGGTCGCCCTCGGCGTGCGCCGTGCTCTCGCGGGCAAGGTCTACCAGTGCATCACGGCCGGGACGACCGAGGACAGCGACACGCCCGCGCTCGAAAGCGAGACCGGGGCCGATATCACCGACGGCACCGCGCACTGGCGCTACGTCGGGATCTGTGACGCCACGACGCGCGCGAGCGCGCTCGAGATCGCGGGCGCTCGCTGGCTGTCCAGCTCGGCGGCGAACGGGATCGCTGCACTCTCGATCAACCTGCCCTAGCCGTCGGGCCTCGTGACGGGCCGGAGTAGATCTGGCCCGTCACGCTCACGCAAAACACGCAGCAGATCGCCCGGCGTCGTCCGGCGAGAAAGGAAAAGCAGATGGGTCACGCAATGCGCCTCGACGCCGCGGAGCAGGTCTTCTTCACGCGGCAGCTCGAGGAGATTGACGCCAAGATGTACGACGTCAAATATGCCGCGCTCGAGGCGTTCGAGCTGGTGCCGATCAAGAACGATCTGCACCCGGGGACCGAGACCTACACCTACCGGTCTTACGACGGCCGGGGCGTCGCGGAGATCACGAGCAACTACGCGAGCGGCTCGCCGCGTGCGGACGTCTCGGGCACCGAGAGCACGAGCCGGATCCGGGGCGTGCGCAACTCCTACGGCTACAACGTCCAGGAGATCCGGGCCGCGGCCAAGGAGGGGATGCCACTCGAGCAGGCCCGCGCGATCACGGCCCGGCGCGTGTTGAACGAGAAGATCAACAAGACGATCTTGCTCGGCGACGCGGAGCACAACCTGATCGGCCTGTTCAATCAGCCGAACGCCCAAACCTACGTCGTCCCGAACAACGCCGCCGGGACGTCGAAGGCCTGGGAGAACAAGACCGTCGAGGAGATCTTCGACGACCTGTGCGGCATGGTCGATCAGGTCCCGACCGTGACGCACGAGACCGAGCACGTCCGGCGCGTGCTCCTGCCCTACGCGAAGCTGCGGCATATCAGCCGCCGCCGGGTCTCGCAGGACAGCAAGGAGACCATCCTCGAGGCATTCAAGACGATGCGCCCCGGGACTGAGGTCCGCGGGGCTCTCTGGCTGGACACGGCGGGCGCGGGCGGGGGATCCCGCATGATGGGCTACGACCCGACGGCGGAGACCATCGAGGCGATCGTTCCGATCGCGTTCGAGTCGTTCCCGCCGGAGCAGCGCTCGCTCGAGTTCATCGTCGAGAACCACGCCCGCGTCGGCGGGGTCGTGCTGCGCTTCCC